CCATGACATCTCCGGCATTCTGGCCCGCACCACCTCCGGCACTCTGAAACTCTCCGTGGACAAGGTGGGACTCCGATTCGAGTTCGATGCCCCGGAGACCACCCTCGGCAATGACATGCTGGAGCTGGTTGGCCGGGGAGACATCTCCAAGTGCTCCTTCAAGTTCGTGGTGGAGACAGACGAGTGGCGGTATGCCGACAAGGAGAACGGCCTCGAATACGATGAGCGCACCGTCAAGGCCATTGCCCGGCTCTATGATGTGTCGCTGGTGACCTACCCGGCCTACAAGGACACCGAGGCCAGTGTCCGGGAGCATCTGGAGCAGCGAAAGCGCGAGGCCCTCGCTCCGGCCAAGGTGGACACCTCATCCCGCGACCGGGCCGTTGCCGTATTGAAACTCAAATCCCAATCATAAACACATAAGTCTTATGTCTAAGAAACTCAAAGAACTCAAAGAGAAACGCGCTGGGCTGTATGCCCAGATTGACGCTCTCCGCAAGGAAACTGACGGTCGTGAGATGACCGCAGAAGAGCAGCAGAGGTGGGACACCCTCTTTGCTGACTATGACAAGGCTGATAAGGCAGTCGCTGCCGAGGAGCGATTCCTCGACATCCAGAGGCGTCAGGCCGAGGAGGTCTATCAGCGCGAGAACGGTGGCGCACCCGCTGGTGCTGCTGCCATCAAGGAGTCTCCGGAATACCGCAGGGCCTTTGGGGAATACCTCATCGGTGGCCTGAACTCCCTCTCTCCGGAGAGCCGTGCCCTCATCGAAAAGCGCGACAGCATCGCTGGCCTCACCGCAGGTGTGCTCATCCCGACCGACCTTGCCTCCAGCATCGAAATCGCCCTCAAGTCCTACGGTGGCATGTTCGAAGCCGGGCAGATCATCACCACCAGCAGGGGTGGTGACCTCACGTTCCCGACCGTCAACGACACCGCTGCCAAGGCAACCATCGTGGCGGAGTACGACCAGAGCACCAAGCGCACCCCGACCTTCGGCAGCGTGACGCTCAAGGCATTCACCTACCGCACTCCAATCATCCCGGTGTCCCTCGAACTCCTGCAGGACAGTGCCTTCGACCTCGACAGCCTCCTCAGCCAGCTCCTGTCCGACTCCTTCGGACGCGGTGTGAACGAGCACCTCACCATCGGCAGCGGCAATGGCCAGCCGAAGGGTATCGTCACCGCAGCCACTGCCATTGATAATGGCGCAGCCGCTGGTGGCATCACCCTCGACAACATCGTTGACCTCATTGCCGGGGTGGATTCCGGATATGCCAAGAAGGGCAAGTTCATGTTCAACCACAAGACCCTCTGGGCTCTTGCGAAGATCAAGGACACCCACGGACAGTACATCTGGCAGGAGAACGCCAGAGTGGGCCAGCCGGGTACCATCTTCGGCAAGGGCTATGTCATCAATGATGATGTGGCCGACATCGGAGCCGGGAATGCCTCGGTGCTCTTCGGTGACCTGTCCAAGTACAAGATCCGTCTTGTGAAGGGCTTCCGCGTGATCCGCCTGAACGAGCTGCTGGCCGAGTACCTGTCCATCGGACTGTTCGGCTTCGCCCGCGTTGACGGTACCCTCATCGATGCCGGAACGCATCCGGTGGTGAAGCTGGTTCATGCCGGATCCTAATCCTCGCTGACACTCTCTCTTCTCTACCTCTATACTTTCTCTCTATTTATGTCGCAGTCCCTGATATCACTTGAAACAGCACACGCACACCTCCGGCTCGGAGATGATACTTCGCTCGATTCGCTCGTTGCGGACTATCTTGAGATGGCCATCGGCATTGCGGACGATTACACCAATCGGAAACTCTGCGATGAGTTCACCTCTGAAAACCTCCCTCCGGCAATCAAGGCTGCTCTTCTTCTGATATTGGGGACTCTTTTAGACAATGAGGCCGATGTGGTCGTGGGACGTAGCGTGGCTTCGCTCCCGATGACCGCAGAGAAACTCCTCCAGCCTTGGCGCATCCACCCCTACGGGGATGGCGGGGCCGATCCGGATGCCCCTGATGCAGAAGGGTATGTGACCCGCACCAGAAAGGTACGATATAAACCCGACAGCAATGTTTGACCACCACATCGAGATTCACTGCTTCCTTGAGATCCGGGACGAGTACAACGACCGGACAAAGCGCATCGACTTCGTGGCCGAGGCCTATGCCCAGCGCACCGAGGCCGGGGGCCGGGAGAACATGTATGCCTCCCGCATCGTGCATGAAAACGAGGTGGTGTACACCATTCGCTGGCGCAGCCATATCGAACCGGGCATGCTCATCAAGGACGGAGACGACTGGCGGAGGATCATCGGCACACAGGAAGAGGGACGGCATCACAGACTCCACATCCGCACCGTCAAGACGGACGCGAAAGACCTCCAAGCAATCCTCTCCGGCCATGCTGAAAATCAAGGTTGAAGGATACCAGGAGGCCAAGGAGATCCTCGATGAGCTGCCGAACAACATGCAAAAGCGCATGCTTCGGACGGCCCTGAAGAAATCGAGTAAACCTTTTGTCAAAGGAGCCCAGAGCCGCGTCCCGGTGAAGTCCGGCCAGCTAAAAAAACAGCTGAAGGTGGTCTCTTACCGGGATAGGCAGGCCCCGAAGACCGAGGTGGATGTAGCGGTGAAGCACGTTTTCTCCCGCAGCAAGAAGAAAAAGTCCGTCAACGAATACTACGGCAAGTTCGTGCATGAGGGAACGCGGGATCCCCGCTGGCCAAAGAAGAAAGGTGGCGTGCTGGTGTTCACCCTCCCGAATGGAGACAAGGTGTTTGCCCGGCACGTCAAAGGACTGAAGCCCCGGCCCTACATCGAGGAAGCCTACAAGGAGAACTACCAGACGGTGGTCGATGGCTTTGGAGACTCTCTGGCCGAATCCGTAGAGAAGTTTGTCAGTAAGAACTTTAAACCTGTCAAAAAGTGAGCGATTTCAAAACAGCCCTTATCGAGGTGATCCAGACCGCAGCTCCGGAACTGGAAGGAAAAATCCAGTGCGGTGCAGTGGATGCCGAGACGGTGGCTCCTTTTGCAACCTACAGCACTCCGGAAGAATCCCCGGTGCGTACCAAGGACGGTATCGCAGGCTATGAGACCCTCTTCGAGGTGGAGGTCTACGATAACCGGGTGGCCGGGGCCGAAGTGCTCAAGCGAAAGGTGCGAGGAGCCATTGAGGGCCTTGTTGTGGACGGGAAGGTGTGCCGCCACCGTAGCTCCTCCTCGGAATACTATCCGGACTACGATTTACACAGTTGGACGTTAACATTCAAAATACGATAAACCATGTCAGAACAAGTTGGAAACAAGAAGATCATCCAAGGCGAGGACATCATTGTCACTGTGGATGACAAGCCTACGCTCCATGCCACCAGCCATTCCCTGAAGGTGGATCTGGAAGTGAAGGATATCCGCACCAAGGACACCAATGGCAAGGAGAAGTACCCCGGCGACATCAGCTGGAGCGTGGACGTGGAGGGCCTCGTGGTCATCGACCCGGATCTCGCGGCTACGCGTGACAATGCCGAGGACATCCTCCAGACCATCCTCTCCAAGGCGAGCGTGGGTGTGGTGCTGAAGGCAGCACTCAATGGCGCTCTTGCAAAGAAGTACACCGGAACGGGGTACATCACCTCTTTCTCGCTCGGCACACCTGCTGGCGAGAATGCCACCTACAACTTTACCATCACCGGAAGCGGTAACCTCACCCCGGCCGATGCTTAACGGGCAGGGAGTGATGCGCTATCCGTTTTATGTCCCAGAACCAAGAGATTATGTTGACTATTACTATCGCTGGAAACCAGTACCCCGTCCACTTCGGTTTGCGTGGACTCAACTCCTTCGCCAAAAAGACCGGATTCTCGTTTGGAGATATCGTCACCGCAGCGGATGCGGCAAACTCCATCGAAGCACTCATCGCCCTTGGCGTCCACGGCCTGAACGAAGGAGCCCGGAAGTCCGGAGCCAAGAATGCCAAGACCTTCACAGAGGATGACCTCTGGGATGCAGTGGACGAGGATCCGGGGATCCTCCTTCAGATTGCCGATGCCTTCTCGGTGGCCATCAAGCCGCTCATCAATAAGCTGGACGGAGTGGTTGACCCAAACTCCTGAGCTCCGACTCCGATGCAGAGCCCTCTCCACCGACATACGAGAAGTGGTTTGCCATCGGAGTCGGGCAGATGGGCCTTCGGCCAGACGATTTCGATGACCTGACCCCAGCCGAGTTCTTCTATGTGTGGGCTGGCAGGGCGAAGGCCAATATCGAGCGCCAGAAGCAGGAGTGGGAGCGTACCAGGTGGCAGACTTGGGTTCTGACCTGCAGCTGGATGGAGAAAAAAGACCGGAAGGAAATGACCGAGATGTTCCCGCTACCTTGGGAAAATGCCCCGGCTCCAAAGAGAATCAAGCCTTCGGCCGAACTTACTCCGGAGGAAAGACAAGAACGAGTAGACGACCTCATGAAATGTGTAAAACCCAAAGACTAACTATACTTGTAGCATGGCTCCTCGGTGGGCTGTTGCTCCTCCTTTGTCCCGGCTGCGGATCCATCCGGGTAGCACGAAACGCGGTGTCCTCTGCCTCGCTGCGGGATTCCCTACTGGTGAAATACCTGCGTACCGAGCTGGAGACCGGGAATCTGGAAGTGCAACAGACCATTGTCGAGTTCTTTCCTCCTGTCGATACAACTCCCGAAACGCCACCCGATTGCCGGAATCCCACTGAGGATGCTGCTCCCGCCATAGGAGCAGTCAAACGAGTGGTAAGGACGGAGCTATCGGCCAAACGAGAGCAAGCAGTCGTTGTGGACAGCTCCTCCGTATCCGGAAAACAGATGGAGGAGAACTCGGAGGAGAATACGGAAAAGCACTCCGAAGTGAATGAGCCGCCATCGGCCACCAAACTCAATGTCACCCTGAAGGCTCTTGCCGTCCTGCTGGCCCTCCTGATCATATGCTACGGCATCATCCAATACCGAATCAACCTGTACAAAAAATGAAAACACCCATATCCTACTACGGTGGCAAGCAGTCCACATCCTGAAGCATATCCTCCCGCTGATCCCGGAGCATACCCTGTACACAGAAGCCTTCTGTGGCGGCTGCTCTGTGCTGTTTGCCATCCCGCCTTGCGAATGCGAGGTCATCAACGATGTCAATGCGGAGCTCATCAACTTCTACAAGATTGCCAAGGAACGGTATCCGGAGCTGAAGACGCTCATCGACTCCACCCTCCACAGCCGGGAGATCCATGCCCATGCCAAGCACATCAACACCCATCCGGAGTTCTTCAATCCGGTGGAGAGGGCTTGGGCCGTCTGGGTGTGTTCGAAGCTGGGCTTTGCCAGCATGCTGGACGGCACCTTCGGCTATGACCGCCAAGGGACGACCACAAAGAAGCTGCGTAATGCAAAGGACGACTTCACCGAGGCGCTCTGTGGCCGTCTGGATCATGTCACGATAGAGTGCGAGAACGGCATCAATATGCTCAAGCGGTACGACTGCGAGGGGGCCTTCCACTTTGTGGATCCTCCCTATGTGGGGACGGACTGCGCCCATTACAACGGCACGTTCAACGAGCAGGACTTCGAGGAGCTGCTGGAGGTGCTT